TTGAAGATTTTAAGAAAAACCAGCAGGAAGAGGGTGCAGAAGATACAGAACTGACTGAGGAACAATTTACTGTCGGACCTTATATTCTGCCAGAGATGAAAAATTCATTTCCCGCAGAAAATTTCACATCTGATAAAGTTCTGAAGTATCCTGCTCAACAAACTATTGGTCCTCAAAGTGACTATGTATTGTTTGAATTTAAAAAATACAATCCTCCATTTGGTGACAATCCTGGCGCAGAAACTTACAAAAGATTAGGTGGATGGGGTGGAAGGTACAGTTGGTTCTCAGGAGACCTAGCTGCACTAAATTTTGATGAGAAAGGGGTATCAAATTTTCTTAGCAAGAAAAATGATTACAATCAATCTAATACTTATGAACCTGCTGATGGTTATATCCCCAAACCAGGAGATGATCCAGTAGAGATGCCAGCAATCATAATGTATATGCCAGAAGATATTTCTACTGGTTTTAAAGGTAATTGGGGTGGTAAAGCATTCAGTTCAATTGGTGCAGGTATTCTAGGAGCTGCTGGTCAAGAAAATCTAGCCTCAAAAATAACTGATGGTTTTGGTACTATAACTGCTGCTGGAGAAAGAGCTCTGGGTTTAACAGCTGCTAAAATTCTACAAAAATCAGTTAAAGCAGCTGGAGGTGATCAACTTACTAAAGATGATATCTTTGGTGGCATATCTGGAGCAATCATGAATCCTAATACGGAATTGATGTTCCAAGGTGTTGACATGAGAAACTTCATGTTAAAATTCAAACTAGTTCCAAGAAATGCGGATGAGTCTAAGCAAATTAATGAGATCATAAAATTATTCAAGGCATGTACTTTACCACTCCGTAATCCTGGACAAGTCATGGGATTTAATGATCCTGATAAACCCGCGAACCAAGGAATCATATCAGGATTTATTGGCGTACCCAATTTATGTAAGGTTTCTTTTATGCGTGGAAGTGAAGAACATCAAGTTCTTCCAAGATATAAAATGTTAGCTATTACTGAAGTAGATGTAAACTATACTCCTGATGGAGCGTATGCTACATACTCAGGAAAATCAGGTCAACCAGTTGCTATTGAATTAACACTCAATTTCCAAGAAACAAAAATCAACTTTGCTGAAGAAGTTCTCAGAGGTTCTGTACGATAATGTATTTTTCAATTATTCCAAACATAGCTTACGACGAGAAACCAATCAAATCTCCTTTCTCAACGTCAGATTTTCAAATTGCAAAGAATTTCTTTCGTAGGTATAAAATCAATGAAGATGTATTTTCTAATGTTGTTTACTTTAACAGGTATGCAATCAAAGATGGAGAACGTCCAGATGGTTTAGCTAGAAAGTTTTACGGAAATCAATTTTATGATTGGGTAATTCTTTTGACTAACAACATGGTCAACGCACAATATGATTGGCCAATGAATAACTATGAACTCTATAAAGTATTAGAGCAAGAATTTGATGATCCATACGGTGAGATTAATCACTATGAGATCAAAGAAACTATTGGACACTATCATGCTGGTCTACATGTAGATCAAACATTTTATAATGGACAACATAAAGTAAACATTGATGGTAGTGTGGTATTAAAAAACGGTAATGAGATTGCGAGTCCCATTACCGTAGCTGAATATTTTCACAAAGAAAATGAAAAGAAGAGAGAAATATTTCTTCTTAGACAAGAATATTTACAATCATTTGTAGATGATTTTAGAAAACAAAATCTCTATAAAAAAGACACCAACTATATTAGTCAGCGTCTAAAGAAAACTGGTTGACTTTTTTTACCAATTTTTTGGCGGAAAATTTTTTTCACTTTTCACAGATTTGATTATCGAATTTCGTTTCAAGCGATGCAACTCGTGTAAGTAGAACTAAGTTGTCGTGCTCTAATTGATCGAGACGCTTGCGTAGCTTCTCGATCATTTCTTTTTTCTTCATTTTACCAAGCCCATGATACTGCTGAATAACGTGTGCCTTTTGTTGCCTCAGTCACACCATGAGGGAATAAGAATAGAGAAGGGAACATAATAATATCACCCTTACCTAATTTAACTATATAATCTTTCCAAAAATACAAGTCAGCACCTTCATAGTCATCATTAAGATTTAATATAAAACTTAAAACTGGTATTCCTTTTTCATTACCATCAAAGAGTGAGTGAATATGATCGTGATGTTGTCTCATAATCTGTCCACTACTATAACGATTAAAACGAATACCAGAAAACATATTCATTATTTGACTTGTCCTTTCGCAAGGATATGCATATTTGTTATTATATGCACCACAAGCTTGTATCATTATAGGTGTCAATAATTGTTGAAGTTCTTGAGTAATTGGTTGAACATCAAGTTCCATTGTCTCTTCAGAACCACTGGTCTTGGTCATATTATTATACCAAGTGTGAGGTTCCCATTCTCTTGTCTCAATATCTTTAATAATATGATCACATAGATTATCAGGTATAATACCTCTTTCTACATGAATAAGATCTCTTAATTGAGTGTTAGGATTGTTCACTAATAATTACTGTTGCATTTATCAGGGTTCTCTCTTAGGTATTGATGAACCCAACCATGAACATCAACTTCATATGAATGATGTGCTCTGGTATGTATGATCTGTACGAGAATTAAAAAACCCAGAATCATTACATTGATCTGGGTTATTGGATTTAAGAAAGCTCTTAAGTATTTTTTCACCACTTTTTAGGATGAGTAACTACATCGCCATGGTCAACATCGATGTGACCTTCTACAATTTTGACCTTGTAGATAGTATTCTTTGCAGTCTTTCTTGCGAAGTGCAAATCAATACGTTTCTTGATGTAGTAAAGAATAATTAATACGATGAGGAATTGAATACCCTCACCCCATGACATGTCCCATGCATCATTTAGATTGAGACTAGCGGCAGCCATAGTAAATGGTGCCGCGAGTAAATCAGTTCCCATATTATTCTTCTGCTAGACGAGCAAAGTATGAGAGTGCATCGTCGTCATCTACAACTGCTTCCTGCTTGACAGGAGAAGGTGCAGAACGAGTGATGTCAGGAGCGTTGAAGCTATCACTAGCGTGATCGTAACCACGACCTTCAGACTCATCTTCAAATGACTCATCAGGAACACGAGGAGCAGGACGTGAACTGATACCAAGTACAAGGTTCAGACGACGCTCAAGATCTTCGTAGGATTTGAATTGATCCTTGGAAGTGAATGACTCTAGTGAGTATTCTTTTTTCCACGTTCCTTCAAGTTCATCATCATCTGCAGACAGAGCACTAACACTATCAAACTCAGAGCTGTCATAGTTCCAGTATCCTGCTACTTTCTTAATCTTCAACTTGAAGTTAGCACCTTCCCAAAGGTCAAAGACATTTACTGGTGTCTCATCTTGGAACTCAGGTTGCATAGCAGCGAGGATCTTGTCATGGATCTTCTTACCATACTTGTAAAGGAATACTTTACCCTCGTTCTCAGGGTGCTTAGGATCCTTCACCACATAGATGTTGCTGTAGTAAGAAAGCTTTCGCTTCTGCTTACGAGCAGTCTCTTTATCTTCATCAGCACCGCTGTTCCAGAGACGGCGGTTGACTTCACCAACGGGATCCTTTTCGCCAAGTGTAGTCAGGGAGTTTTCAATGTACCAACCACCAACACCTTGGAAGGCATGGGAGTACACTTTTGCCCACGGAATAGTTTCTCCTTCTGGGGCAGGAAGGAATCTGATAACAGCATACCCGTTACCAGCAGCGTCAACCTCTGGTTTCCAGAACCTATCATCAACGTTCTTGCCGCTGGATGATTTCTCTAGTTCCTTCTGTAGGAATGAGAAATTGTTCTGTGATTTACGCTTTAGATCTGCAAAAGACATTAGATTACCTCGGATTTAATTGGATTTGGTTTGTATGCTGGGAGCGTTGTGCAGTTTTACCCAACGTCATGTCCACGCTTCTATGTCGTGGTAGTTGGAACCCAGTGATGCCCTTTCACTTAGTCATAATAACAGGCAAGGGGACGGGCGTCAACCCCCTGCCTCTAATTGATCCTTCATGCGTTGAACCTTTAACAATAGTTCATCGAACATGGATTCAATAGATGTGTCAGGTGTAGCACCCAACATGATAACCCCTTGCTTCATGGTCTCGATGACTGACTTAGCTTCGGGGTCTTCGCTCAGTTTAGCACGAGCATAAAAGATCTTCTGTTTTTCGATAAGAGTTTCAAGTGCATTGAAATAATCCATCTTCCTATCATTTTCAAGGAGGACGAAATTCATTGCTGATCTGAAACAAAATTGCTGGAGTTCCAACATTTCTTGGATGTCTCCACGAACGATATCGGATTTAAAAAAACTCATACTAGCATTAACTTGGCACGACTGGTCTTCTTCATAAAATTAAGTTGCTGTGCTTCATGACGCAACTTTTCTTTCAATGGTTTACTAATTAGCTTACCTACACTATCTAATTCAATTTCATTAACCTCACAGTAGTGAATAACAGAATCAATATAATTCATTTCGGGATTGTGTATTGCAATCTTTTCCACTTCCTGCGAGAATCTCGCAGCGGTCATAAATTTATCCTCTAATAATTGTTTTTTGTCCATATCGTTCTTGGTATTCGTCGATGTAACCCATCAACTTGATGAAATATTCTTTCTTAGGTGGAAGCACCTTGACTTGGGTCTCTCCGTTTTCACAAGCAACGATAGTGACGAGTTGTTTTACACTTAACCCGTAGTTTTCTTGAAGCATACATGCGTATGCTGTTTCCTGAACGAAATAATCGTAGAGATATTCTTCACGCTTAGGTTGTTCTGCTGTCTTGAAATCAATAATAGACAACACTCCATCAAACTCAGCGATACAATCTACACGCCCTGCTAATTCTAAATGCTTAGAGTAGAGCGCAGCTTCCTGTAAGTAAATATTATTTATGCGATCCAAAGTGTCCCTAGAATGATGAAACATCAAGACAGGGAGTGGAAACTTACTATACTTTTTCAGGTCAAGATTGTTATTAAAATAATCCTCTGCAATTGAATGGTACTTTGTACCACGTCCAGTAGCACGAGTGGATTTAGCATTAGCTGCTTTCTCACCAACACGAGCTCGCCACTTAGCGATACCCGCCATCTTCTTAGCGTTGTTACTAATCACCGTAGTGACAGATGGAAACTTCATGCCTTCTGGTGTGAGGTACATGCGTTTACCATCCACCATCTCGGCAACCATTTCAATAGGTTTGATGTCGCCTACGTGATTAAACAACTTCATAATCCTAGGTTGATTTTATTGATGAGATAAGACTTAACTAAACCAGAACGAACGATATCTTCAACACCAAATTCTACAAGAGAAAACTCATCCATGTTTTGTAGGATGCGTTGGAAGTCAATGATACCTGTACGCTCACTGATTTTTTGTAGATCAGTTTGTGCAGCATCACCACAGAAAATGATCTTACTATCCTGTCCAACACGAGTGATGATTGAATCAAGTTCGTGGAAGTTCAGGTTCTGACATTCATCAATGATAACAATAGCATTATCTAATGTAGTACCACGAATGAAACTGGTAGACCAGAATGAAATGGTCTCCTGTGCCTTCAGATTATCATAGAGCATTTCATATGATGCATCATCAGGCATCTCAAACATAGCTTGCACCATGTTCTTATAAGGTATCTGATAGAGAGAAGACTTATCTTCATGATCACCTGGTAGGAAACCAATCTCTCTAGTAGCTACTAGAGAACGAACGATATAGATCTTTTCATATGGTGTGTACTCATTCAGCACATCTTTCAGTGCTTTGTACAGTGCAATGAATGTCTTACCTGTACCAGCAACACCATAAGAATAAATCATCTTACCCTCATCCCATTGATCAAAGAAAACCTTTTGGTTATCAGTGATAGGTTCAACGGGAATCATATAGTCTTCACTAATAGGTTTCCTACGCTTCTTCTGTTTCAGAGTCATGCCTTGACCAGGTGCTTTCTGATGGTTGCTTTTCTTTTTTACTGGCATTTTAGTAGTTGTATTTGTCTGTAATGGTACGGTTACGAGGTGCTTTGGGGACGATTTTATTTTTCATAATGTCTGCCCAACCAGGATGAGTCTTTGCCATCTTGTCTCTCCATTCACCAACCTCACCTGAGGCAGGACATGTAGATGGATCACTCCAATCTCTATCCCAATCAGGATTGTCTTCCTTCCATTGATCCCAATCATGAACGCTTAGTACAACGTTCTTTTGTTCTCCAGTTTGTTTATTAATTACAGGATAAGTTGCCATTAGTTCCACTCCAAAGCTTCAGCACAAATAGGAAATTGTTCAGCGAACACACGTTTAGCATCTAATGCGATGTCCATGTGTTCTTTCTGTGTACCATTAGCAGAACGAAGTTCAATGTAATGGATCCATGAACGGACTGAACCCGTCATGTAGATTTTAGTTGGTGTTGCTAATGGTAGTACCATTCTAGCACACTCTTTTGCAATTCCGAGACGCAACATCTGTTTATAGATGTCCATACCTTCTTCAAAGTAACGTTGCACTGCGATCTGTAACTCTTGTGTAGTAAAAGGATCTACTCCTTCAATACTATTCTGACGATTCTTTTTATCTTGAAGACGGAATTCAAACATAGGAATATGACTTGAAAGCATAGAACTATCAGCATACCGTTGAGAAAACTCTTGATATGTAAAGCTACGGTGCCTCAGAATTTGAGCTGCGATTGCTCTAGTGGTTTCAATCTCTAGAGTCATGTGTGCCTGTTCAAATACAGACCAATGATTATGTTTGATGCAGTATTTTAGAAGACCAGCAACCTCAGGATTTTCCTGATTGTTTGGGTTGCTCACCCTCGCTACGTAACCCATCGTCTTTTCTGCTTCTGGTGTTACTGTTACGAGTTT